TCAATGGCGGTACTGTTGCCGTCAAAATCAGTAAGGCTTAATGGCTAAGCCTACTGTTGGCTTTCAACCGCTTCCTGAGCCGTTTAATGATGACTTCCGGTATTTTCTTGTTGTTGTCTGGCGTCATTTAGGTCTGCCGGATCCAACGCCAATCCAGCTGGATATTGCTCATTTCATGCAACACGGTCCCAAGCGGCGGATCGTGGAAGCCTTCCGTGGTGTCGGTAAGTCATGGATGGCCGCGGCCTATGTGTTGTGGTTACTGCGCAATGACCCACAGAAAAAGATCATGGTCGTATCAGCCTCCAAGACACGGGCTGATGACTTTGCTCAGTTCTGTTTGCGCTTAATCCGTGAGATGCCATTGCTCCAATGTCTGGAGCCAGACCGTGATGAACAGCGATCTGCAGCAAACCGCTTTGATGTCAGGCCTGCTATTCCAGATCAGAGCCCATCGGTCAAGTCAGTGGGTGTCTTTGGTCAGCTCACGGGTTCCCGTGCCGACCTGATCCTGCCGGATGACGTTGAAGTACCCAATACCAGCTGGACAGTTGGCATGAGGGAGAAGCTGTTGAACTGCGTCGGTGAGTTCAACGCCATCCTCAAGCCTGGCGGGGAAGTCATGTTCCTTGGCACCCCACAAACTGAAGAATCCATCTACAACAAGCTCCGTCTACGGGGCTATGAAGCCCGCATTTGGCCTGCCAGGTACCCGGAAAAACCTGAGAAATACGGTGAAGCCTTGGCTCCGGTCATTGCAGGGGACGCCAATGACCTGGTTGGTAAGCCAACAGACCCTGGTCGCTTTTCTGAACTGGACCTGCTGGAGCGTGAAGCGTCGTATGGCCGCTCTGCGTTTGCGTTGCAGTTCCAGCTGGACACCAGCTTGTCCGACTTGGAGCGTTTCCCGCTCCGTTTGTCGGACCTGATTGTCTTAGAGGTATCGGATCACGGGCCAGAGAAAGTCGTCTGGTCGTCTGGTGCCGAATACCGCATTACCGACCTGCCCGCGGTGGGTTTCAGCGGTGACTTCTACCACCGTCCGGCCTACATCCACGGCAACTGGCTTGAGTTTCAAGGCGTAGTCATGTTCATTGACCCCTCTGGACGGGGTTCTGACGAGACCGCCTACGCCATCGTCGCCCAACTCAACGGCAACCTCTACGTCTTGGAGGTCGGTGCCTTCCGTGATGGCTACTCCGACACCGTTTTGGAGTCCATGGCCAAGGCTGCCAAACGCAACAAGGTCAACCTGATCCTCCTGGAAGACCAGTTTGGCCAAGGCATGCTGGAAAACCTGTTGAAGCCCTATCTGCAGGTCCACCACCCCTGCACCATTGAGCCCCGTCGCTCCAACATGCAGAAGGAACGACGGATCATTAACGCCCTAGAGCCGGTCATGAACCTACACCGGCTGGTCATTAACCGTTCCGTCATTGAAAACGACACCAAGGGACGAGAGCAGGAATCAATTGAGAAGCAACTGGCCTACCAGTTGTTCCACCAACTCACCCACATCACCGTCGACAAGAACTGCCTGCAGCACGACGACCGCTTAGACGCCCTGGCCGGTGCTGTTGAGTACTGGAACGAGTCCCTGGCCATTGATGAAGACAGAGCCATCAGGGAGCGACAGTCGGAGTTGTGGGATCTAGAACTGGAAGCGTTCATGGGGAATTTGCACGGCGCACTCGATGCTCAATTTCTTGGCATTTCTCTTGCGGACCTTCCTAAGGCACCAGCAAATGGCAGTTGGATCCCGTCCAGATCTCGCTCCACGGCCTAGGGCCTGGGTGATTCGTCTGCCTGGTGTCTTTGTTGGCTACGACGGCAACAAGGAAAAGGGTTCGTTCCAGACCATTGTCATGGCTGAAACGGAAGACATGGCATGGGAGATCGCCATGAGCTGTGATGTATGGGAGCGGCTGCCCTTTAAGGTCTCCAACTGCCAGATCTTCCCCAAAGACCCCCTCGCAATCCATGGGCACAATCCGGCTGACTGACGCTGCCAAGGCATACAAAGCCTTGCCACACCAAATGGCGGCTTGGAACGCCCTGCAGCAAAAGCTGACGCCAGATCAGGTCAGTGAGTTTGCTGAGCTATACCGTGCAGCGCCAAAACCCAAGGATTTACAGCCAACACAAGCTGTTGTATTTACCCCTGCGTCGTCGTTCTCCATCAAGATCACGCCGCACATCACCTACGGCGAGTTTGCACTGAACAGCGAGGACCGTCGCTTTCAGTATCAATACCAATGCGACACAGCAGTGGTGTTGGCGCAGTTCTTAGAGCGTGTGCGCTCTGCCTTTGGCAGCAAGCCTGTGATCATCACAAGCGGCTACAGGCCCCCTGCTATCAACCGGGCTTGCGGAGGTGCCACCAACAGCGAACACCTCTACGACCGTCGTGACACTGGCGCTGTGGACTTCTACGTCGACGGTGCCAGCATCCATCGGGTTCAAGATTTCTGTGATCAGTACTGGCCTTACTCAGTTGGTTACGGCGCAGACCGCGGGTTTGTCCATCTGGGCATACGTGCTGGCAAGCCACGGGTACGCTGGGATTACTGATTCTTCAGGCTCATGAAAAAAGGCGGCAAAGGCGGCAAAGGCGGTGGCAAAAAAAGCTATTGATCGGATGGCCGATGAAACGCCTGCTTCCACGTTCTCAGCTGGCTGTACTGATTGACCTGATGGCTAAGTACGCCGACACCCACAAAGACCTCTACGGCTACTTGCTCAAGGCCTATAACGCCAACGGTGGTGGCACGCTTTACGCTGTTCACAAAGACGGCGCTGTGGCGTTTCAACTGCATCGACAGGAGTTTGACTAATGGCTGACCCCAGACAAGGCCTCTACATCAACATTCACCGCAAGCGGGAACGCATTGAAGCCGGCTCTGGCGAACGCATGCGTAAGCCCGGCGAGAAGGGCGCACCAACCGCCAAGGCGTTTAAGGATTCAGCCAAGACCGCCAAGAAAAAGTAAGGGCCTCAGCGGGCCCTGCGGGCTTCACTCAGCGCAATAGCCAGTGCCTGCTTTTGGTTGGTCACTTTCTGACCACTGGAGGACCGCAACTTGCCGCCCTTGAACTCTCGCATGACCTTCTTGATCTTCAGGTCTTCCCGGCTGGCCTTTTTCACTGCTTTGCTTTGCGGCTGACAATGCCAGCCAAGATCTCCACCACGCGGTAGATCCGTACAACCAGCTTGGACAGGTCACCCAAAGCCTTGTTGTCCTTAGGCGTCGGGGTCATGTTCACAAAGATCAGTGCCGCCGCATGAAGGGCTAAGGCCAGTGCGACGTAATCAGTGAATTGAGTCATGGTTGCGTTGAGCCTCCCAGGCTTCCTTCAGATTATCCGCAGCCTCTTTGGCAAGCCACCGGTTCATCACCTGCTGCGTATAAAGCGCATCATTCAACAAAGCTGCTGCATCTAGCAAACAGTCCCATTCTTCCTTTGAGTGCATGTCCAACAGCTCACGGAACCTTGCCTCTTTTTTCAGGGCTAACTCCAGTGGCTGTTCGACTGGGTTCATTCCTTTATTTCCAACCTGCGGATCCTGATTTCGTGGTCCCGCAGATCCGCTTCCAGTAGCTGGATGTCCTTCTGCAAGTCCTCCCTCAACAACCGGACCTCATTCAAGATGTCGTCCATGCCGCGCTTCATGGAGCCATGCTCGACAGCTAGCTTCCATAACGCCCCAACAGCGGCAACACCAAGGACTGAAACGACCTCTAGCACCGTTACGGCGGTATTCATTCCTGTAAAGCCTACCGGGCCAATAAAAAAGGGGCCATCAGCCCCTTAGTCCCTTCATTTTCTTTTCGCCAACTACTCAGCCCTACGACTCAGGCTAATCAATGTGGTCAATACACTCATCATTACCGTGATGGTCCGTGCATCCACGTCACTGCATCCAGCCACTGGTGTCGGGTCAATCGCTTTGCCCTGCGGTGTCCCGATGTACCTGGCATACCACGGCCATACCTTCGGAAAGATGACCAGACGACAGACCCCCCATTGAGCTGTAGCCATCACAGCAATAGCTGCTGAGACGCCCACCACTGATCGCCATAGCCATTTGGGCATTAAGACCCTTGGCCGCGGCTCTTTTTCCGGCCAGGTTTGGGCTTGCTCCTGACGGAGTTGCCAATGCTCGTCTTTTTGAACTTGGCCCTGGACTTGAACTCCACTCGGCCCAGAGCAGTCTTGGATTTAACGGCCATCAACGGAACACCACCACATTCATTTGGCCATCAAAAGCAGCACTAGCAGTGTCACGGCCAGAGCCAAGACGCAATGTGGTCGTGGTCTTGACCTGGTCAAAGATCTCGTACCCATAACCGCTGGAAACACCAGCAGACTTCACGGCGCAATAGTTGGCATCAGCCATGGCCGTGGTGAACGTGATGGTGTAATCACCAGTTCCGTTTCGCAGCACACTGGTCACGTTCCCACTGGCCAAGATCTGCCGGTTTGTATTGGCAGTGCTTGTGGTCCCGTTGGTGTCCTTGGTGCCGTCAAATAGCACCCAAGCACGGGCTGCAAATACAGGAGCAGAGCCAGACTGCCCACCACTTAACTTTGATGGGGTCACGCTTGCGTTAGCCAACTCACTGCTATCCACTGAGTTGGCTGCCATCTTGCTGGCAGTGATTGCATCGTTCTCCAGGCGACTGCCTGGAATGCTGCCTGCGTTAACGCTGCTGGCTAGATCCCGTGACT